GGTCTTCATCCCACCCTTCCAATGACTTTTTCCAACGCATACTAACTCGTCTTCGTCATTAAATTTCCAATGTTGGAAAGGAGGAAAGTTTACTTTATCGTGACCGTCTGCTGTGCTCTTTACAGTTTTCTTCCTTCCAGGAGCCAACGGAACATGATCAAATGTCATGATGCGTATGACGATCTCGGTTTTTGCTATAGTTTTATAGTCTGGTAAGAATTCTGATAGTTTGCTTTTTTTATCTCCGGCTAGCCTGGCTTTGGTAAAAGCTTCTAACCCCATCCTTTTAGCTCTAGCACGTTTGGCTTCAGCTATGGTCCGTATGTTGATTTTATCTAAGTTTGTGAGTATGATGTCGTGTTGGTGATACTCGGGCTTGGTAAAACTTGAAAAACTGCACTTGCTTTTGTGTATTTCTGCTAGCAGATCTCTGTTGTTGAGGTATTTTACTCTACGCCCGGTGGGTGATATTATATTGGTCATTTGGTATGACTTCTCCTTTTTTGTAGTATAGACTATTCGAACTATACTTGTCAACCGGATTATATTAGCAGTTTATTTTTAAGGTAAATACTGCTAAGGAATATATTTATATGTCATTATCGACTGGATCAAAAATAGGATTAGGTGTCGCGACTGCGGCAGTAGCTTTATCTTTGCTCAATAGGAAAAAAGGAAAACCAAATTCTCCCATAGTAACCTGGGCAGGCTCACCATTAGATGATACAAGGGCTAGACTGATAGTTCCTACTTCATACGTAGATCTATCTTTAAAAACAGTTTCTCCGACCTATGCGTTGAATTTCAATCAAGGAATATTATTTCCCTATACTCCTCAGATCACATTAGATCGCACTGCTACCTGGACTCCTCAATCTATCACCCATTCAAACTATAACTTCTATTCTTACAAGAATAGTTCTGTTGGTGCTATCAGAGTTTCGGCAAAGTTTACTGTGCAGAACGATCAAGATGCCGGCATCTATGTATCAAATATGTTATTACTAAACGCATTAACTAAGATACCGTTCGGAGACGAACCATTCGCAGGAAGTCCACCACCTGTCTGTAGATTTTCTGCCTATGGTGGATTTATGATAGACAATGTACCGGTGGTTGTAGCTAACTTCACACAAGAGTTACCGGATAGTGTCGATTATTATTCAATCAGTAAACAGAGGGTAGCAGAAGATGTCAGCTACACATACTTCAATAGCTATGCGAATAGTGTTCCTACATTGAGTACAATCAGTATCACGTTGATTCCTGTTTATTCTAGATATGAACAGATGTCTTTTAGATTATCAGATTTTATGCAGGGTACCTTGTCTAGACAAGGCAATACTCCAGGCAAAGGATATCTATAATGTCTGCATCATATTCTCCCTACAGTCCTTATTATACTACCGACCTATCAAAAGGATACCTAGACGTGATTAGTTTTAGAGATATTCCTAATAGCGTTGATGATGTATCGTTTACTGTGACATCTAAATATACCAATCGCCCCGATTTACTAGCCTATGATTTATATGGAGATTCTAGATTTTGGTGGGTATTTGCGGTAAGGAACAAAACAATAATACTAGATCCTATATATGATCTTGTAGCAGGAATTAATATATTCTTACCCCAGCTATCTACTATCAAGAATAGCACAGGAGTATAAGTTGGCAACAAACCTAGACTTTTCGTCTATCACTACCGGTACTAATATTTTAAGTCGACTTAGGACCTATAGTACCATCTTTACTTTATCAGCTGTACCTGCTAATGTGTTAAATTCTACATCGGGCCCGGGAAACGGAATAGATCTAGGGTTATTAAAAAACACTATCAACACCAGGAAAGATCTATTGATAGCTAAATCGAGTGGAAAAGGTTCTCCGGGGTCTGCTAAACAAAAAGACATTTATGCAGGGCAGTATGATTTTTATTTTGATGATGTAGAAATAACTACTTTACCCGCATTTACATCAAAAACTAATTTTACAAAAGCTACAAGTATTAGTTTCAAACTAATCGAACCCTACAGCATAGGTGGGTTATTCCAAGCACTGGCCGCTACTACCTCTGCCGCTCGTGGACTGAGTTTCCAAGGACAAACCTATGCTTTAAGTATACAGTTTATAGGATATCCCGATGATGACGATACGACTCCTATCACTCTTGATCAGAATAGATATTTCCTTATAAAGATAGTTGGAATAGAAGTTAGAGCGGATGCATCAGGAACAATTTATGAAGTGAAGGCAGTTCCTGTGAATGAAATGGGACTCGCAGGAACCCAAAGATTACCTACCAATATCAATGTTGAAGGCACTACAGTAGGAGATATATTCCTAGATCTATTCGCAAAAATGAATAGTGCTGTAGAACAGCAATACATGAAATCTCTCAACATAGAACCAAATTCATCTCCAGTAGATAAAAATCTTTTTGACCAGTTTGAAGTAAGATTTCCTGTCATAGATAAAGATGGCAAAATTACTGATCCAGGAATCATAGGACCAGATAGCAAACCAGTAGCTGAAGTCAATGATTTTTTTAAAAGTCCTTTCATATATGATGAAGCAAGGAAAGAGCACGATACAGCTACCTATGGTCCGACTGATTCTTATATAACTCCTAGCGGAGTGTTGGTCAGACCAGGAACTGTGGTAACTAAATCGATAACACAAAATGGAGGACGTTCTTATATACCCCCACAGACGATAAAAACTAATCCTAGCATTCAGTTTGCTAATGCGTCTAATCTATATGAGTGTATGTCGGCTGTACTAAGAGATTGTGCGTTGATAAGAAATAAACTATCACAGGTTAAAGACGGGCAGGGATTAGACGCCGATGGTAACTTTGTATATTTTTATATCGGTGTTCAGATGAATGCTACTACGCAGTCATATGATTCTGTGAATGGTGTTTCTCCTAGCAAATATATTTTCAATGTAATGCCTTATAAAGTACATAAGAGTAGATTACCAGATACACAAACACAGGCATTAACAGCTAGTGATATGGAATCTCTTACTAAAAGGATACGTCGAACCTACAACTACCTTTATACAGGAAACAATACTGAGATTATAAACTTTAACTTAAAATATAATAATCTTTTCTTCCAAACTAAACCTGTAAATCTAGGATATCAAGGCAAGCAGAATTTATTTTCTAATCTAAGAGGATCTACAGCTAATGAATCTGAGACAGACTCTTATCATCTTGATAATTTCGTCGCAGGTTCTCCTACTCAATTAAGTCAAACCGATCAGCTCCGACTGATACCTGCTAAGGTGAGCCGTTACACCAGTCGAGTCGAATGGACTGGAGAAAACACAGGATTTTTATCTCCTGATCCTTGGTCTATAGCAGCCAAAAATGTACATCATGCCCTGTTGGAAGAAGTTAACATGATTAATGTCGAGATGGATATACTAGGTGATCCCTATTTCCTTCTACAGGGAGCTATGGGGAACATAGTCTCTGTATCTCCCTATGTGGCTCCTGATGGCAAGACATATCCTGGAATGACTACTACGGGGGATGCGGATCATCAGAGTTCCGATGTCTATATACAGGTAAATGTAAAAAGTATAAAAGACATCGATTCTGATCCTACCAGTGCCAGCTATGGAATGACCATACCAGATACTGTTGCGCAGTTTAGCGGAGTTTACAGAGTCATACAGGTCCAGAGTAGATTTAATGGAGGAGTTTTTACACAGAGACTACAGATCTTAAGGATAAACAGCCAACCGATAGATACTACTTCTGTTGGATTTGCAGTGAATCAGTCTGCGGGATCGTCCAACAGTTTTACTCCATCTAGTCCAACGGTTGCTTAAGGAAGAAAATGGCACAAGAAGATAGACGAGCAGGTAGATTGCCACATACAGGCCCATACATGGCCTTGATAAAAAATTCTATAGATACAGAATTCCAAGGCCGTCTCGAAGTACAACTAATAAGAGGTTATGTAGATGACCCTAACTGGGTTGATGGACAGTTAGTTAGGGTCAGACATGTCATGCCCTATGGTGGAAATACTAGTGTGAATTTTGCCCAACAAAATCCTGGATTCAATGCTACACAAAAAAGCTACGGTATGTGGATGACTCCTCCTGATGCAGGAACCACAGTCATGTGTATCTTTATCGACGGTTTATTAAGCCAAGGATTTTGGATCGGTGTAGTGACTGATAGATTTACCAATCAGATGATGCCCGGTATCGGATCAGTATCTCTACCGGCATCTGCCCTTACACAGTCAGACCAAGCACTTTATGGTCCTGATCCTGGAGATCCCTCAGGATCTACATATTATCTTCCCGTAGCCGAAATTAATAAAAAAGATAATACCGGAACTCCTTATGGTACAGATGATGGAACTTACTCTGATAGAAAGTTTCCAGTGCATATTCCATTTGCTACACAGCTAGCGACACAGGGATTATTATATGACAGAGTTAGGGGAGGCACATCTAGTAGTGCTAGGAGAGAAAGCCCTAGTTCAGTGTTTGGTATCTCAACCCCAGGTCCTTTAGATACTGTAGGGGTAGGAAGCAATAGCGGGCCTCAGACACGAAATGATTATTATGCTGGGCAGTCATTAAACACGTTACCTTCTAGTAGACTAGGAGGAAATACCTTCGTTATGGATGACGGTGATCTCTATGGTGATAATGAATTAATCCGATTAAGGACTAGAGGAGGACTACAACTCCTATTACATAATTCTAAAGATTTAGTTTATATAACAAACAGCCAAGGCACCAGTTGGATAGAAATGACCAGCAATGGCAAGATAGATATCTACGCTAAAGACAGTGTCAGTATACACAGCGAGACAGATTTTAATCTACGTGCAGGACGTAACTTCAACATAGAAGCAGGACAGAATATTAATATGAAAGCCTTCCAGGCATTTTCTATGGATGTTGGTTTAGGAATGAAAGCATTGGTAGGAGGAGACATAACATTAAATCCAGGAGCCGCATTAAATCTAAATGCTGGCTCAAATGTCAATGTCAACAGTGGAGCATCTATCCTCGCTAATGCTTCGAAAGAAATGGGGTTAACTGGTGGTACGGTAATGAATTTAACGGCCCCTGCTACTAATATAGCAGGACCGATAAAAACTCCATCGATGGCAATAGAAGTCACTCCTCCAAATGCCACGGTACCTCCCGCAACTACAGCGGCGCCCATTCCATTAAATGATCTTCCCTATAATAATACTGATATAGGTTGGGCAAATGGTAACTTTTTTAGGGCAGGAAGTATATCTACAACGATGTTAAGGTTACCAGTCCATGAACCTTGGAGTCTACACGAAAATCTTGACACCACAGGAGCTACATCTTCTTATAATACAGATAATACTCCTGGTTCTACAGCTACCTATAATGCCGCGCTTACTGCGTCTGTCGGAGGTTCCGCTCCGCCTCCTGTCACTTTAAAACCAGGAATCGTACTTGCTAAGAAACAACCTTCTCCCTGGAGTCCTTCTTATAACACACTTGGCTCTATAGCGTTTGCTACTAATGGAACAGGAGATATAAATCATTGGAATAATCCCGGAATGCAGGATGCTATGAAGTTAGCTGTGCAACAAGCGGCAGATACCTATTTCCAATATAGGGGATCGCCGGTTAATATAGCAAGTTCTTTTAGATTGAAGTCTGAGGAGCAGGCATTTTATGATGCTTGGGCAGCCTCTACGACTTTTGCCACACCAGATGGAAAAACAAGAGTAACAGTCTATGGAAAACTAACGACTCCGGTAAATCCTAGTAAAGACCAAGTAAGTCCCCATAGCCTTGGGGGAGCTATTGATACACCTCAAGCCTACGATCTATACTCTCTCGGTATATTAGACGCCTGTGGATTAGTATGGCCTTTGGGATTCCGAGATAAAAATCATGTTACCTTGTCAAGTAACTCCAGTGACGGTGAGTAAATAACTATATGCCATACGTAAGCCTAACAATCAATCCAACCAAGATAGCTAATCCTTATAACAATAAGACATCTCAGATTTATAAAGGATTTAGTACAATCAACAATACTACCTCTAATAGTAGTATGTTTGATTATGACCTTATTAAACAAGATATATTAAATCAATTCAACGTATCTCAGGGAGAGCGTGTGATGGACCCGACATATGGAACAGTGATATGGCAACTACTATTCGATCCTTTCACTGATAATACTAAACAACAGATAGTAGCAGATTTTACTAGGATAGTAAACAGTGATCCCAGGGTCAACGCATTGTCGATTAACATTTATGAACAAGAGTTTGGTCTTTTAATGGAAGCAGAATTGCTTTACATACAAACTGATCAGACAGAAACTATGAAATTGACATTCGATACAAGGATCGGTCTAGCGACAACACAATAATATACCCAGTTTATCTTACCGATAAATATCAGATAATAGATAAAAACACATGATACCATCAACTACTAATCAATATCTCGTCACAGAAGATTGGAAAAAGATATACCAAAGCTATCCCAATGCTGAATTCCAAAGTTATGATTTTGAGACTTTGCGTAGGGTGATGATTTCCTATCTACAAGAAAACTATCCAGAAGATTTTAATGACTATACTGACAGTAGTGAGTATCTAGCATTAGTTGAACTTATAGCATTTTTAGGGCAAAATCTTAGTTTCCGTATAGACCTAAATGCTCGTGAGAATTTTTTAGAAACAGCTCAACGAAGAGATAGTATTTTAAGATTGGCTAAACTAATCGGTTACAATCCTAGCAGGAATCTACCCGGCAATGGATTCCTTAAAATATTGTCAGTAAGCACGACAGATAATATCCAAGATATAAATGGATTCAGCCTGGCAAATCAAGCGATAAGATGGAATGACCCTACAAATAGCAACTGGTATGAACAGTTCTTAACGGTATTAAATGGAGCCATGCCGTCTGGAGTGGTATTTGGTCGCCCTTACGATGACGCTACTATTTCTGGAATAGATACACAGCAATACAAAATCAATAGTTCAAACACCGATGTTCCTATATATACATTTTCTAATAATATAAATGGAACTACGATGAACTTTGAAATAGTGAGTTGTGAATTCTCTGGACAGAACTACATCTATGAACAACCGCCAAAGCCCGGAGCACAGTTTAGTTTTCTTTATAGGAATGACAATCAAGGGAATAATTCAGCTAATACAGGATTCTTTGTGCATTTTAGACAAGGATCTTTAGCCGCCTCGAACTTTACTATTTCTCAACCCGTTCCTAACGAGTTAGTGAGTATAAATGCATCAAACACTAATCAGGATGATGTGTGGTTATGGCAGTTAGATTTAAACGGTAACTATTCTACACTATGGACACAGGTTCCTAATCTTGTAGGAAACAATGTAATCTATAATAGTATAGCTAGCCAGATAAAAACAGTTTATTCAGTATTAACAAGAGATCAAGATCAATTTGATCTCAGCTTTGCTGATGGTAGCTTTGGCTCATTACCTCAGGGAACTTTCCAACTTTTTTATAGACAAAGTAATGGACTGAGCTATATCATACCGCCTGATCAGTTATCTAATATAGCTATCAATATACCATATACAAATAAAAATGGTCAATCGGCAGTTTTAACGATGGTCTTGGGTCTACAAGAAACTGTTAGCAACAGCCAGGCGACTGAATCAAATAGTGATATTAAACTAAAAGCTCCTCAAACATATTATTCTCAAAATAGGATGGTAACTGGCGAAGATTATAATATCGTTCCCTTGACTGCGGCCCCTGATATATTGAAGATACATAGCGTCAATCGTACTGCGAGTGGAATAAGCAAGTATTTTGAACTGACAGATGTTAGCGGAGAATACAGTACTACTAATATATTTGCTACCGATGGCCTACTTTATAAACAACTGCAATCTACTACATTTTCCTTCCAGTTTATTACACAGCACGATATAACAGGATTATTTGAAAATAAGATATCTGCTATTTTAAAGAGTCCAGAGGTATATAACTTTTACATAGATCAATATCCTAGGATCGATACTTCCTCAATAGGGGCTATATGGAATCAAAGTAGCAAATCAACAAATCAATCAACGGGATATATTACAATATTTGGCACGCCTGTATCTGTAGGAGGTTTTACATCTAACTTGTTGCAGTATGTTACCGCAGGTGCCCTTTTAAAATTCCTGCCACCAAACGGACAATATTTTTTACCGAATAATAGCCTAACATATAATCAAGATAGCACTACTAAAAATTATATATGGGTGCAGGTTGAGTCGGTTATAGGGGACGGATCAAATAATGGAATCGGTCCTCTCTCAAATGGAACAGGGCCGATAATTCTTTCGGATCAAATACCATCTACCGCGACACTTTCACAGATAGTACCTGCTTTCCAAGATACTTTACCTAGCAGTATACAAAATGAGCTAGTTGATATAATATTTGAAAATCAAAACGCAGGAATCGCCTTTGATGCTATTACTAGATCCTGGTACCTTATTACAGATAGTAATCTAGACTTAATGACTAATTTTACATTAGATTTCCAACAGGATACTACTAATGTAGGAAAAGATAATAGTTGGATGATAGCCTTCCAATGGAATGGAATTAATTATGATGTCATGTATAGAAGCCTTAACTATATTTTTGAGAGTGAAAAACAAACAGCATTCTTCGTTGACTCTACAGTTAAAAATTATGACTATGTAACAGACACTGTTATCAAAGATCAAATAGTGGTATTGGGTATAAATCAAACATTGGTTACAACTCAGATTACAAATAGCACATCGACAGCATTGACTCCCGTGACTACATCTACTACAGGTACGAGCTATGCTATTAACTATCCGGGAGCTGTGTTTGTTTCATCAGACTGGGCCAATAATAATCTAGTTTCCAATCAATATTATGCTATCCATCCATCAATTAATAATGGATTTTCATTGATAACATCTATTAACAATGGTTATGTTACTTTGGTCAACACATTGACAAGCAATATAGTAACAGGCCAAACAGTTACATTTGTTCCTGCTATCATCAATACTATCAGTACTACTACCTTTAGTCCTGGACAGTCTAATCAGACTGTTAGCCTATCACATGATTATCAATGGCAAGTTGATAGCGCGGTAGTAGAATCAGATGGCTACGTAGATCCAAATAAAGTTATAATCAGTTTTTATGATGAAAATGATGCCGGAAGGATAGCAGATCCAGACGCCTTTAATAATATAGTTTTACCGAATGATATATCACCACAGACTGGATACCTGCACAACTTTATCTATTTCCAATATAAATCTAATGGGCAAACTTACAGTCTAGCAGATCCTACATTATTTTCTGCCTATCCTAATCCTGGATCAGTTTCCAATCCGACTACATCTACGATTTACTATTTTTATGATGCTAATATCAATACCGTACAGACTTGGGATCCTTCATCTCAAGAATATATTTTAAACACAGAATACTTTGTTTATCCAGGAAGGACTGGCTTAAAATTCCAATACATACACAATAGCGGTAGAGAACGTAGGCTAGATCCAAGCAAGACTAACTTGATCGATATCTATTTGTTGACTGGCTCATATGATACTGCCTATAGGCAATGGTTAGTGACAGGAACAGGTACGGAACCTTTACCACCAACTAGCACAGACCTTGCTAATCAATATGAAGCCGAACTAGATCCTATCAAGAGCATAAGCGATGAAATCGTCTTCCACCCTGCCATCTATAAAGTTTTATTTGGAAGCTATGCTACTCCTGCCTTACAGGGTACATTTAAGGCTGTACAGAATACTACCATAAGCAATAGTACTAATAATCTAAAGACTAGGATATTAGCAGCTATTGAAAATTTCTTTGCTTTAGAAAACTGGAATTTTGGAGATACGTTTTATTTTAGTGAACTTTCGACATATGTCATGAATATAATGACGCCTGATATAACAAACTTTATTATAGTTCCTAATTCTGTTGGTAGTTTCGGTAGCTTATATGAAATAACAAGCCAGAGCAATGAGATACTTATCAACGGAGCAACTGTAGATAATATCGAAATTATTGATGCGATTACCGCATCACAACTACAGGCAAGCAGTTCTGTTGTAACCAGTACAACAGGAGGCTAATAAAGATGGCAAAACAATCAGTCAATCTACTTCCTACCTATTATCAAACAGATAAAAATAAAAAGTTCTTATCTAGCACGATAGATCAACTAATTCAGACTCCTACTATAGATAGATTAAATGCTTTCGTAGGCAGTAAGTTAAGTCCTAACTATAATCCTAAAAAAGATGTTTACGTTACAGATCCAGAACCATTAAGGCAAAATACTCAACTACTTCCTGCTCTTGTAATTAGGAATACAGATGGAACAGTGGACAGAGCATTTGGATATGATGATCTAATCAATCAGTTAAACTTTTATGGTAGTGATACATCAAATCTAGATAAGTTATTCCGTCCGGATTTTTACAGCTATGATCCTAAAATAGATTGGGATAAGTTTGTAAACTATAATCAATATTATTGGTTACCCACTGGCCCTGTGCCTGTAGTTATAACAGGACCTCAAAGAGAAGTAATCAGCACATATAAAGTTACTGATAGTACCGATGGGAATTATTTTGTCTTCACTCCCGATGGATTAACACCGGATCCTGTAGTTACATTATATAGAGGATCGACATATATTTTTAATATAGATAGTAAATTTCCTCTATATATTAAAACTGGAAGAGAGCCGGGACCAGGAGATCTTTATAATGTCGATATAAAAAATAACGGTATAGAGAACGGACAGATCGTAGTTACCGTCACTGATGATACGCCTAATATACTTTATTATAATACTGTACAAGGGCAGATCGCAGGCGGTCAGTTTGTGATAAAAAAACCGTTAGAAAATAGTTCTATTGATATAAATGTAGAAATATTAGGAAAACAAAACTATACATCTGCTAGTGGTATAAAATTTATAAATGGTTTACTAGTAGTATTCGGAGGCGATGTATTGCCTACCAGTTATATAAATAAAACATTTGTGGTCGAAGGAGTAGGCACATCTATAACGCTTACTGATTTTTCTCTTTTAAAAACTCCTGAAGACATAGCTGACCAATATGACGATGCTTATGATGGAGAACCATTTGATGATTATCCATTTGATGATTTTCAAAATGTACCTCTAACACCCGAATATATCACGATTAATAGGGCCAGTAAAGATTTAAATTCTTGGTCTAGATATAATAGATGGTTCCATGTTAATGTTATACAAACATCTGCTACTGCGAATAATTTAGATTTTGTTCTTCCTGCTAACGGAGTCGCTCAACGACCGATTATTGAATTTTTACCTAATATACAACTGTTCAACTATGGAAGTATTGGTATAGGTCCTGTAGATCATATAGATAATACGACTCTTGATGCTTTTTCAGCTGTAGAAAATAGCCAGGGCTATTGGGTCGACGGAGTATTATTAGAAGAAGGCGATAGGGTTATATTTAACGCAGATACGGATCCCGATGTAAGAGGGCGTGTATATGAGGTACATTTTGTTACAGTAACTTTTAATCCTTCTAGTCCATATGCAACAGGAACACAGATAATAAGTCTAGTTGATATAGAAGGCACTATACCCGCTGATGGATCATCTGTGGTAGTAATAAAAGGTACAAACTATGCCGGAACTAGTTGGCATCTTACTACAGATAAAAATTATAATACTTGGATAGAATCTCAACAGCACACAGCTATCAACCAGGCACCGTTATTTGATGTAGTTGATTCAGATGGAAATAGTTTCGGAGGAAGCGCCTATACTGGTAACTTTAAGGGAACGAAGATTTTTGGATATAAGATAGGAACAGGAACACCAGATACAGTTTTGGGATTTCCTCTTAGCTATCAGAGCGAACAACTAGAAAGTACATATCTATTTTCAAATTTCTTTATGACAGATACATTTATTAATGTAGTGTCTAATATAAGTAATAAGATTCCTGTAAGCTCAGGATACCTTTTAAGGAATAATCCTAATAACATAGAATATATAAACGTATGGACTCAGGCTGCCGAATATAAACTGGCTGTACAACAGTTCCAGGTAGTTTATGATACTACATCTTCTATTCCTATAACTGTTTTTGATAAACCAGGATACATATCTGATTTAGAAATTAAGATATTTGTTAATAATGTAAAATATCAAAATTCTCAATTTACGGTTACTACATCAAGCACTGGTTCGGCGGTAATAAATCTATTAACACCCTTAACGACATCAACTTCTGGAAACTCTGTATTAATAAATCTATACACAGATACTACCCCTAATAGTGTGGGATTATATGAAGTACCATTAAATCTAACCAATAATCCGTTAAATAGTCCTATCAGCACTTTTACCTTAAGTGAAGTAGTTGATCATGTGCAGGGTATGGTAAATCGAGATCCTGATTTTATAGGATCGTTTCCAGGAAATAGCAATCTAGGAAACTTACCTAATGTTAGCCAATATGGAACTAGATTTATAGAGAATAAAAATTCTCTTTCATTCGCCCAATATTTTATTGGAGATTCAGAACACAGCCTCCTAACAGCTATTAGATCAGCAGGAGATGACTATAATAAATTCAAACTAGTTTTTATAAATGCTCTTGCTAGCGTACCGGAAAATTATCTACCAGCTGATGCTGTTGATTATATATTAACAACGATAAACGAAAATAAAAATACCAACTTTCCTTATCTGCTAAGTGATATGGTGCCTTATGGTACTGATAAGAAAATAAGGAAATATACTGTTACTGATTCTAGGAATACCACATATCCTATAACTAGCGTTTTTAACCTTTCTTCTTTATCTAATCAAGCTGTTCTAGTATATCTAAATAATCAACAGCTAGCATACGGAGATGACTACACATTCGATCCTGTTGATCCTATTGTTGATATTACGATTCCTTTACAAGCAGGAGATGTATTAACAATAAATGAATATCTAAATACTGATGGATGCTATATTGCCCCTACTCCTACTAAGTTAGGATTATACCCAAGTTTTAAACCGCAAATATATTCCGATGACACATATGCTTATAGTACACATAATGTAATACAAGGACATGACGGCAGTATAACTTTGGCATTTAATGATTATAGAGACAGCATATTACTTGAATATGAAAGAAGGATTTTTAATAATCTCAAGACACAATATAATCCTGGCTTATTTGATATAAATTCTGTATTACCTGGAAGATTTAGACCAGACCTATATTCATACGATGATACCTATAGCTTCATAGATAATATGTTTATCAAGTGGTCATCTACATATGGTGTTAACTACGAATCTAATACAACATATGATATAAACAATCATAGGACCTATAACTATAAATCAGCTGTAGATTATCTATTCGGCGGCAACTTTACAGGAAGTTGGAGATCCATATTCAAATATTATTTTGATACTGATAGGCCAAATATAACACCTTGGGAAATGTTAGGATTTACTATAAAGCCTAGTTGGTGGGAGACTCAATATGGACCGGCTCCTTATACGTCGGGTAATCTAGTACTATGGAAAGATCTAGAAAATGGATATATCGCTCAAGGAACTAATTCAGGAGTTAATCCACTTTATCAACGCCCGGGACTAAGCAAAGTTATTCCTGTAGATTCTTATGGAAATCTTGTTGATCCTAGAGAATGGGGATCTTTGTTATTAAATGATAATATACCTACTCCTGGTCAAAATTGGAGTTTTGGAGAATGGAGCCCTGCTGAAACTGCTTGGAGGAAAAGCAGTAACTGGCCATTTGTAGTACAGTTACTCATGGCCTTATCTAAACCCGCTGATTATTCTAATAAACTGTTTGATGTCAGCAGAACGATGTTGAATAAGGCAGGTCAATATACCTACAGCACAGCTAATGAGTTTATTAGTCCTTCAGAAATGTTACTGCAGGGAGATACAGATAGTAACGGAAATATTATTCGTGCCGCAGGCTATGGTGTCTATGTTTTAGAAATAGGCAAAAAGAGAAGAAATGATTATATATCCTATCTTAAACAACAGCTATCTGATGGAGATTTTAATCTATTTTATAAAGTCGGTGGATTCGTTAGCCAACAAAAACTCAATATAATAGTAGATTCATACAACCTAGCGACACAGAATCCAGAACCGTACCTACCAAATGAAAATTATACCGTATTCTTTAATACCAGTAATCCTGTATTGTCTATAGGTTTGTCTGGTGTTATAATAATAAAATCTAATGGTAAGTATATTATCAGGGGCTATGACAATCAAAACTTATTCTTTAATATTTTTGAACCCATACATAGTTTATCAGATCCTACATTTACAGTAGGGGGAACTTCCGAACCATTCTCGACATGGACCGCTGGCCAGACTTATCAAGCCGGACAGATAGTTTCCTATCAAAATAACTATTATAGAGTTGTTTCTGGAAATATATCGAATAGTTTTAATGCTAACTTTTTCCAGTTATTAACCATACTTCCTAGTACAGGAGGTGTTTCGGTAGCGGCAGCACGTACTTATACCACTACTCCGGTAACTGTTCCTTATGGAACGATTCTAAATACAGTACAGGATGTTTTTGATTTCTTGATAGGATATGGAAAATATCTAGAGAGTTTAGGATTCTCTTTTAATGAGTTTAATAGTGATTTTGGACAAGTCGTAAACTGGCAGTTTAGCGCACAAGAATTTTTATATTGGAGTGCGCAAAAATGGGCCGACGGTAGTGTTATAACATTAAGCCCATTCGCAGATGTTATAAATTTTAATTTCCAAGAAGGTGTCGTAGATAATGTATTAGATAGTTTTTATGATTATTCTATATATGCGGCAGACGGTTCTCCTATTCCTATTAATAGTATATCTATAACTAGATCTAGCGGCACTATAAAAATTAATTCAAATATCAGTAGTTTAGGTATCTTTTTCATTAGATTTAATCTAGTACAAAAAGAACATGCCTTGATATTTGACAATACCACTGTATTCGGTGATGTGATATATGATGAGCCGTCTGGATACAGACAGCTTAGGATGAAGATACAAGGATTTAAAACTTCAACATGGAACGGTGATTTCTTTGCTCCTGGATTTGTCTACGATGGCGTAACTATAAAACAGTGGGCTCCTTATCAATCTTATATGCCTTCAGAAGTAGTTCAATATGTTGGAAATTTTTATTCTGCTATTGACAAAATAACAGGAACACAAACATTTGATTTTAAACAATGGTATGCGTTGCCGGAAAAACCTACAGCGCAGTTATTACCAAATTTTGACTATAAGATAAATCAATTTTTAGATTTTTATAGCTTAGATATTGATAACTTTGATTCAAGTCAACAGGCTATGGCTCAGCACCTTACGGGCTATAGCCCTCGTCCTTATCTCGATAATATTCTAACAGATTCTATAGCAGAATATAAATTTTATCAAGGATATATCAAGGAAAAAGGTACTTTAAATTCTATCATAAAGTTAGAAAAAGCTGCCGCTGCCAATATGTTAGGCACCATAGATATCTATGAAGAATGGGCATTTAGATTAGGAGCCTATGGTAGTTATAGCACATATAATGAATTAGAGTTTCCATTAAATGAATCATCTTTCCTAGAAAATAATCAAGGAATACAATTCGTAAATCAACCAACACAGTATCCTTTACCGTCTTTAATCTATATAACTCCTTCCCAGCTTGATATAACTCCTAATGGATATATATCAACACAGACCTTTGCGACAACCACATCGACAGATATTTTGTCAATGCCATATGCCGGTTATCCGAGATTGGACGATGTTCAATATACCTTTACAACTACCCAAGCATTATTATCTATAGATAATACTAACCTAGTAGATGGCGATAAAATATGGATAGGTTTTGAAGATTTCGATGGTTGGAATGTCTATCGATATACTAGAGCTACTTCGTTTGTTACCAGCGCTACTAGTAACGGCACGACCATCACGTTTAATACAAAAGCTCCGCATGGACTCCAATCGGGAGAATATGTATCTGTAACTGAGTTTTCTCCCGGAGTAAATGCTTTTTATAATGTAGCAACTGTACCGACGATAACATCTTTTGTAGTAAATTCTAAAAATACAGTACCTACGGGTGTTCGATCTGAAGGAGTTATATTTCATCTTACCAGCGCAAGATTCCAAAATGTTGATAATATAGGAAGTCTTCCGTTCGCTACATCGATAAATCCTGGAGAATTATTCTGGGTAGATGATGTTGGAACAGGTCGTTGGGGAATATATAAAAAATCTGACATCTATTCAGACAGTATACAACCTTCATATATAGGAATAAATGGAGAACAGTTTGGACATACTATGGCCAAGCGTGCTACAAGTAGTACGATTGTCGTATCTGCTACAGGATATACGAATGGAACCAGTGATGGTCCGGGCCGAGTGTTTGTTTATGACATAGACCCATATACAGGAAAATGGTTAGAGATAGTAAACTATAGATTGAATCTAACAGGAGCGTCTGGAGTATATCCTTTTGGTACAGGAGGAAACTGGAGACCATCAGGAGATACTGCACCTTTCGGTGATGTTATATTTTATGATGATGTTGATGATGTTATTTTTGCGGCAGCATCTAATGCCACTACTTCTACACAGACATTAAGCAATCAAACACAGATATTTGCGTCTACTTCTTCTGGAATAGTGAAAATTTCAGGAGTATATCGAGGACTAGTTAAGAATCAGATCAATGAAGAAATAACATTTAAGGCCTTATATAATCCAGGTACATATACAAACTATTCAAGATTTGGATCTTCTATTTTTGTACAGGCTTCTGCTACGAATAAATTATTATTTGTAGGAGCTCCTGGAGTTACGGGAAGTAACTTTCATCACGGTGAAGTCTATATGTTCGACATCACCGTAACTAGTAATCCTACCTACAATAACTATGTAGGAACATCAACATCTTTTTATAGTAATGTTTCTGGGGTGACAACTAACCTAGGAGGCGCATTAGCAACCTTTAATGTTAGGACAGTTACGGGACAGCCATATCTAGTGACCACAGGTTCTAATACAGGAACCAGTTATAGCGTCGGAAGCCAGATATTGATATCTGGTAATAACTTTGGTGGTAGCACTGCTAATAACCTGCTGGTAACTGTAACAGGAATTAACGGATTTGGAAATATTACATCATTTACAAGTTCAGGTACGCCATATCTGGGAACCAGCGCTACATTTAATATTTCTACTCTTGGTAATTCTTATATCGTTACTCAGGGAACCAGCTCGGGAACAAACTATACTAATAACAGCACGATCGTAATAGGTGGAGATCAACTAGGAGGTTTATATCCCGATAATGATCTTATAATATCTGTCACAGCGGTTAATACTGCCGGGTCGATAGTGTCATTTAGTAATAGCACAAGTATAGCCACTTATAAAGCATTTACTATCGTTAGTACAGGAACATTACCTAGGCCGATAGGTATTACAACCTCTTCAGAGTTTGGATACAAAATTACTGGTAATAGAAGTGCTAGCATCTTGGCAGTATCTGCTCCTGGCATTAATACCGGTACTGGCGCTGTTTATATCTATACAGGTACTGGCGGCATCTATACATTTGTACAGGCTATAGACCCAACGACTGCGGCAGTTAACGGAAACTATAAGAATTCTATCAGTATAGCAAATAGATTTGGTAGCGAGATATTGATCAACGATGAAGGAACACACTTATTTGTGGCAGCTCCTAACGCTAGAGATAAAGTTACATATCCGGGTAAGGTAGGAGTTTATTCATGGAATGGTAACCAGTTTGTTTTCCAGCAACTGATAGATAATCCAGCGATTTCTAATGTTAACTTTGGACAATCTCTGAGTGTAACACCTTCTGCTGATAGTTTATTAGTTACAGGACAAGGAAATCCTTTCTTCCTTGATATGATATTTGATAACGGTAAGACAACTTTTGATAATCAATCTTGTAAATTTGGAGATACGATAAAACAATCTGGTAGCGCATATGTTTATGAAAGATATAATAAAGATTTTATCTTTGTACAACAACTTATAGACAATAGCGTTGATACTGGAGGTAATTATGGTTTTAGTTCTCTGATAGATCAATCAACAGCCTATGTCAGTAATCCTGATATATATTCGGGATCTACTGGAACGATCCATATATGGAATAAAATAAACACAGCTACATCTTATTCTTCTTTTAGATCTCAGACTGATCTAGTTAATATAAACTTAATCGATAAATCTTTCACGATAGATACTCTCAAACAGCAACTAGTTGATTATCTAGATATAGTAGATCCTATCAAAGGTAAGATAGCAGGATTAGCTGAAGAAGATTTAAAATACAAAACTCCGTATGATCCTGCGTTTTACAGTTATATTGCAGATTCTACCCTACCTAATGTCAATGATCCGGTAAATGCTTGGCAAGAAGACCATGTCGGAGAAGTTTGGTGGGATTTATCTACTGTAAAATACATATGGTACGAACAAGGAGAAACTGTATATAGGAAAAATGCTTGGGGAACCACATTTCCAGGAAGCAATATTGATGTATACGAATGGGTCGAATCAACATATCGTCCTAGCCAATGGAATGCGTTATCATCAAATAATCAAGGATTGACATTAGGGATAACAGGAACTCCTAAATTCCCTAATGATTCTGCTTATTCTTCTAGACAGGTGTATGATAGTAGCACAGGGCAGTTTACAACATTATATTATTATTGGGTAAAAAATAAATCTAATATACCCGGAAGTGTTGGAAGACGTATACCGGTTAGCGATATCGCTACGATCATAGCCAATCCAGTAACCTATGGAGAGAGATTTATAGCTATCACGGGTCCTGATTCTGTATCAGTAAACAACTATAAGAATAAACTTATAGGAGACAGGATTAATCTCAACATAGGATACGATACAGAAAAAACTCCTATCAATAAACATACTGATTGGGTTTTGATACAAGAAAATAACAGTGAAAGTTTGCCTACATCTGCTCTAACACAAAAACTATTTGATAGTTTAATAGGAACAGATGTCTTAGGAAATCCGGTTCCTGACCCTACTCTATCTATGAGACAGGCTTATGGAATACAGATTAGACCAAGACAAAGTATGTTTGTAGATCGAGTTGAAGCTCTAAGGAACTTAATGGGATTTACTAATAAAGTCTTATCAAAGATTTTAGTAAATGAATCATTATATAACTTTGATCTTTTAAACAGCAAAGAAGAAATTCCTAATATTTTATTAGGAGAGTATGACCAAGTAGTAGAAGATAAGATTTATCTAGATAGTATAATAACAGAAAATTTTGTAACAGCCCAACTGACATGTAGTGTTACAAATGGTCGCATATCTAATGTTTATATAGAATATGCAGGATATGGATATCTAACAGCACCTACAGTGACTATAGGCGATGGATCCTCATCAGCGATATTGAAAACTACTATAGATGATAATGGTAGTATTAACTATGTTGAAATAATAGATAGAGGACAAGGATTTATTACAGCACCGATATTGACGGTGAGACCATATACAGTTATATTGAATATCGATCCTGAATATAATAACAAATGGAGTAAGTTTGCTTGGAGCGGAAATTCTTGGACACGTATACACACCCAATCCTATAATACTACACAATATTGGAAATATATCGATTGGCAATCTAGCGATTTTAATAGTTTAAAATCTATATCATACGCTGTTGATTATGTTTATGAAACACAACAACTGACTTTAATAACTGGAGATTATGTTAAGGTACAAAACGGTGGTAATGGAAACTATATAATACTTAGAAGAACTGCTGAGGGGGTATTAGGAACCTTTGATTCTAACTTTGATATAGTCTATAGCCAAAACGGTACCATACAGATATTAGATATAGTTTGGAATTCAATAAACAGCTCCTATAACTTTGATGAAACTAGTCCATATGATCAAACACTGTTTGATCAGACACCTACTATTGAGTTAACTAATATTTTAAAAGCTATAAAAGATGATTTATTCTCTGGAGATAATTCTCTATATTGGAATCAATTCTTCTTTGCCGCAGTAAAATATGCCTTGACCGAGCAACCATTTTTAGATTGGGCGTTTAAGACCAGTTTTATAAACGTAATAAATCAGGCAGGTGTTTTAGATCAACGTACAAACTATAGATTCCAGGATCCTACATGGTATAATGATTATATAAACGAGATTAAACCTTATCATACACAGATAAGGAATTATCAAGTAAACTATAATATAGGAAAATCAAATGACACTCCTTGGGATCCAACATATACATATTCTAGCGATTTTGATCTACCTTCTTTCTTCGATACTTCAGTAAACACATTTACTGTAGTGACGACTAGCAGTTCTTTATTATCGCAATATCCTTATAAAGCATGGTATGATAACTTTAGATATAGCATATCTGAGATTATATTAGAACGTCCAGGTAGTGGATATACCGTGGTTCCTGAAATATTAATAGTCCCCGCTCCGGAAGATTCAGGATCAGGCGCTACAGCAGAAGCCTACGTGTCTAATGGAACTGTATCATTTATAAAATTAACAAATCCAGGTTCGGGCTATACTATAACTCCTACAGTATTAGTAATAGGTGGCGGAAATACAGCGGCAAGCACAGCTACTGCCTATGCGCAACTATCTAATGGATTGGTACGTAATAACTTTGTAAGGATGAAATTTGATAGGATTTCGACAGCAACGACTGTGGGATCGACCTACGCAACGACTACTGCTACAGCAAATGGTAGTAATCATGTATTTCCATTGACTTGGGCCGCGAGTCCTATCAAGACTGACACTACAGTATATCTTGACGGTCGACTGGTATTAAAATCACAATACACTATAACAAATTTTACATCGATATTTAAAGGATTTGGAACCAGTTACGAAAAGCAGTCTAGCGAAATAATATTAAACTTTGTTCCTCAGGTAAATCAGGTATTGACAGTAAACTATAAGAAAAATATAGAGTTATATTCAGCCGCTGATAGGATACGAGATTATTATAATCCCGCTCCCGGAATGTTAGGAAGGCAACTAGCACAACTAATGTACGGTACAGAATATCCTGCAACTACTGTAGAAGGTACTGGATTTGATGCTGGATTCGGAGCGGTAAATTTTGGAACCGGTAACTTTGATGACAGTCCTATAGATATATTCAGCTTACAAGTAACAACATCAACTAATTCACAGACTTTTATAACAGCAGAAGTCTCGGTTAACTTTATAGTTTCGAATCCCAATGATGTAGATCCTAGCGTTTATCCAGTCAATACTAACCCTAACGCATATGGTGTTTCTTATAATCCCGCAGTTAATGAAATAACATATTATCAAACAACCAGTACAGCTAAAATAGTTTCATCGGGAACTGCTATAAATGTTTATTTAGAATCTTGGGGACAGTTAAATCCTATACTTAATACAGGAACTAATGTGTTGCTGAGTTCTATAAGATTAGATGGAACAGGTACCAATGCGATATTTCCAACTCCTATCGGAACAGGTACAGCAGTATCAGTTACTATTCCTAAATCGGCATTTTCTTTAGCCAGCTCATTTAGTAGGGTAGTATTCAGGACTGAAGATCAAAATGCTTCGCTGTTATCTGTTGACATAGACACAGTTATTGATGGCGGAAATCTTCCTAATATAACTACCGCGATAGGTTATAGGCCCAGTGATATAATAATAGATGGCAGTAGTTCATTAGTTTCCTCTATAACCAGTTATGGTCCTGAAGAGATGATACCTGGACAAGTACAGGATAATCTAGGAATAGATGTTTTTACTAGATCAGGTGAAGGATCTCCAGTTATAGTTTCTCAGATAGCAGTAATATCTAACACAGAAACTAATGTCTCGACTGTAATAGATCTTAATCTTACTCCTCCTTCTACTTCTTCAGTTATTGTTTCTTATAATTCTAAATACCTAACCTATGGAATAGATTATACCTTAAACATACAAGAAAGCACACTGACTTTATTGCCCCAAACACAAACCGGTATATTGTCAATCGCTGTTGTTGGAGTAGGTGGAATTGAATTATTGAGTTCAGTTTCTCTAACTACATCAACAAGTAATATTAGTATTAATGCAAGAAATCCCTACTTCAATATTGGTAGTGTTTATATAACAGTTAATGGAGAAACTGCTGTTAATAATACAACCACAGGAATATATTATACCCTTTCTGAGTCTAGTACAGGGCAAGGAATAGCCAACGTATACGGTATGACGACCGGTACGACAAATCTAGTCCAGGGATGGTTCTTTGCTCCTAACTATAAAGCCTATAGTGAAGTCAAACAACAGATAATACAGGTCACTACTACAACATCTACATTTAAGTTACTACAGGTTCCTGGATTCCTTGGACCGTTTGAAGAACAGGCTATCGTAGAAGTTAATGGATTAAGAGTTACTCCTCCTGATACTACATATTATCAGGTATCAAACAATCAGTTAAGTTTCTCGATACATCCTAATATACCGGCTGCTCCGGGTATATATAGTTTGGATCAAATACGTATTTTCCGTAATGGCGTAGAAATCAATAAGAGCACAGATTTCTTGTTGTTACAATCGAGCAATAGTGTTTTATTTAATCCCGGATTCTTAATCAACGGAGATGTTTTAGCCATAGAAACATACAACAACGCAGGGTATTCAATCGATGAGAAAATAGGAACTATAACACTAGCTGATCCTGTTAATGATCAGGATATAGTAAGTATTGTAACCTTCACTAATGGTGATGCTTCAGGTATGCGCACAGAACAGTTTATCGCTACTGAATCTAACTTATATGTGATGCAACGTCCTATATTAAACGATAACTACGTATGGGTAACGATAAACGGTAAACCATTAATTAGAGACTTAGATTATACAATTTTAAATGATAGGGTGACAGTACAAATCAATGTGAACTATCAATATAATACAGGAGATACTGTTCTTGTAACTAGTATAAATGATGTAGTGGCTAATAATGCTATCGGATTTAAGATAATCAAAGATATATTAGGAAGGACACAGTTTAAGAGATTTAGTGAACAAAATACAACTGTGTTAGCACAAGATCTACATATTAATGATACACAAATCTATGTTGAAAATTCTTCAGTTCTTTCACTTCCTATTCCCGGACAAAATAAACCCGGTATTGTTTTTATTAATTCTGAAAGGATAGAATATCTAACGATAACAGGAAATATATTAAGTAATATTAGGAGAGGAACGTTAGGAACGGGGGCAAAAAATATTCATCTCGCAGGATCTACAGTAGTAGACATGGCCATTCGACAAACTATACCTACAACTTATAGAACTAAGATACAGAATATTATTACTACCAGCACTAATACTTACTATATTAGCCCTATATCAACTTCGTCGAATTTCTATAATGGAGATGGTATAACTATAATTCCGTCGACGACTTCTACAAACGGACTATCAGATCAAGTAGATGTATATTATACTGGAATTAAGTTAAACAAAACAACAACAACATATCATTATAATGAATTAGGGTATGATTCAGGAGATAACAGCAGTGATGTTATTATTCCTCCTGAATTCGTTGTCAACTATGATGCTATTAATAAAATCTCCACGATAACACTAAATCTTGGGCCCCTGAGTAGGGCACAGTTAGTCACAGGTGGCAGATTAACCCTTATGCAGAACACAGATCAATCCTGGTATACGGTGGGAGAACAACTAAGTTTATTAAACGAAATCACACCTCAAGCAGTATTTTTGTTAGCTGAACAGTCTGGACTACCGGATAAATATCAATATGAATCAACCTGAGACAAATAAAATGCAAGATAATTCTAAAGAAGTAGAAGAAAAATCACGTAATCCCGATGAGAGGGGAACAATATCAATCCGTGGACATATCAAAATATCTGACGTTACGGAACCAGATAACAAGATAGTTCTAGTAGATAAAAATAATGCGATACACTATGAAAATTTCAGTATAGCACTGGCCAGTAGCGTTAGCGATCAATCCCAGGGATGGATAGCTGAGATGGCGTTCGGAAATGGAGGAAGTAGGGTAGATCCTACCGGTATCATCACTTATCTAACTCCTAATACTGTAGGTGTAAACGCAGGGCTTTACAATCAAACATATTATAAAAATGTTGATGCTAACAGCGTCCTAAACAAAGATCCTAGCAGGAATTTTATGGAAGTTAGGCACGTATCGGGGGCATTTTACAGTGACGTACTAGTAACATGTCTATTAGATTTCGGAGAGCCTAGCGATCAGTTGGCATTTGATAATAGCACTAGCCAAACAAATGCCTATACATTTGATGAGTTAGGGCTTAGGGCATACGGAATAAATGGGCCCAATACAGGAAATCTGTTGACTCATGTGATCTTCCATCCAGTGCAGAAAGCATTAAACAGATTGATACAGATAGATTATACTGTAAGGATACAAAGCCTTACTAATGGAATGTAAAAATGGCTAACACATCCTATCAAATTACCTTCACAAATCCTGCCAAGAACACCAATGGCGGAATAACAGTACCTGAACAACAAGGAGTTCCTGTCAGTGATTTAACTTTGATAGGTAGAAATTATCCATCTTATGGACAGGCTATAAATCAAAACTTTTTAGGATTGCTAGAAAATTTTGCTAATCCTACACAACCTCCAAACGGTATCGAAGGACAGCTATGGTATGATAGTAACAACAGAGTATTAAAAGTCAATGATGCTGTGACCGGCTGGGTACCTGTAAATGGCGTATACGAACAGGCTCCTGACAGTACTGGTAGAGGACCATCAACCGGTAAAACTGGAGACATATGGGTAGATACCACCAACTTTTTGCTATACATCAACAATGGATCCTTGAGTAGTAATCCATGGATATTAGTAGGTCCAACTACAGCTAGCGGAACTAAAACAGGATCATACCCTACTACACTTATTGATAAGGCCAATCCTAAGTTAACCCACGATGTCATCATCATGTATGTAGATGATGTAGCAGTTGAAATAATAGCCAAAGAACAGTTTACACCTCAGACAGTTATTCCTGGATTTAATAATCTTAATATAGGTGTAAATGTTAGTTCTAATATATCAAACAAGACTCCTATAGTATCGGGTCTGGCACAGGCTGCGGCATCTGTACAGCAAATAACAGTATCAGGACAGACACAATATGTATCAGGTAATGCTTTAGTAAGGAATGACACAGCGCAATCGTTTGTTAATGGGCAGTTTACTATCGCCAATGATGGCGGATTAAGGATAGGCGGAACGACCGCGACGGTATTGATACAAAAAACTGGTTATAGAGCATTAATAGCTAATATAGCTGAATATGGAAGATTTGATTTTCAAACTTTTGCTAATAACTCTCCTCTCTATGCTCTTAGTATAGATGGATCACAGATACAAGCCCCGTCTCCGAGGATTGGTATCAATACTCCTAATCCTCTAACTGAATTAGATGTTACTGGCTCTGCTCATGTATCTAAACAGTTAATAGTAAATTATTCTGTGAGCACAGCATCAGAATATTATAATACAACAACGATGTTTATAGGAGGAAACTCTGTATTATATGGTAATCTAGGATTACAAAATAATCTAACAGTTGGATCCCCTAGTATATCGAACTACAGTACTTCTACTTTCTTTGGTACAGCAACCTTTAGTTCAAATATATTCTTCATGAATTCTTTCACTAGCATCGGTTCTCAGACTACTCCGGTAGGACAGATGTATGTGAATACTGTAACATCTAATCAGTTTATAGGAACACTAAACGGATCTGCGCAATTCTTATCTCAACCACAGCCATTTAGTTTAACAGGTCCTATAAAAAGCGTGTCTGCTATTTCGTTCAATGGAACAGGGGCAGTCTCTTTAATCACTACAGTGACTAATGCTATCATAGATCAGTTAAATCCATATCCTGGAATAAATGGCGGTTCACCTAGCAGTAGTAATCCTCAACTCACTTCAAATCCTTCGGATCTTGTTATGGTTTATAGTAGCGTGAATGGTACTGTAAACAATAGAATATATAACATTACCAAACAAAACTTCCTAGGTGATGTTTATCCCTTTTTATGTCCTACCGGCACTATAATACCTTTTGCGGGGGCAGGTCTTCCAACAGGATGGGTATGGTGTGATGGACAAAGATATAATAGATTTGGCCCTACTACCTCTGCCCTTTTTAATGTAATAGGTACGACATATGGAACTATTAATAGCAATGATTTCTTAGTGCCTAATCTAAATGGAGCCAATAATTCTGGTATCGGAGGTTATTCTTTATATACCAGCGTATCTACTGGCACAGCAGGAGTAAAGTTTCCTTCTGTCGGAATTAACTACATGATAAAGTTATAAAATATGGCCTATACTATATACAACAATGACGGGACTGTTTTACTTACATTAGCAGATGGAACTACTGATTCTATCGCTACCAGCTTGACATTAGTCGGTAGGAACGTGAGTAACTATGGTCAGATATTAATGAACGACCTTGTAAAACTGATGGGTAACTTTGCAGGTCCTAACGAGCCTGTAAGTCCTATCGTAGGGCAGTTGTGGTATGATTCAGCAGAAGGCCGAGTGAAAGTATACGATCTAAATCAGATATTCAGGCCCATAACTAGCACCCTAGAAGCCGCATCGCTTCCTGTAGATTTGGTCCCTAATGATTTTTGGTTCGATACACTTAATCAACAGCTATATTATGCCCAATCAGGATTCGTCAATCCGACACTGATCGCTCCTAAAGATTCGGCCTTGTATGGAAATACAGGATGGATAACCGAAACAGTACAAGATAAAAATACTTTAGGTTATCATAATATAACAGAACTTTATAACGCAGGAACGTTAGTAGGTATATTATCAACCGCTTCTTTTACCCTAGCGGTTAGTACAGCAGGATTTACCACATTGGGGGTAGGATTAAATCTTAATACATCTATACCGAATATTAGATTTATAGGAACCGCTACCAGCGCCGATAGCGTAGCTGGTATCAACGTCAATAAGTTTATAAGAAATGATATTAATCAGACTACTTTTGGTGAGCTTACTATACAAAATGATAATGGATTGATCATACAAAATAGCTTATATAACCAGATCGTTCTTAATACTAACTCTGGAACTAGTGTAGCTTCATTATTATATGGAGCTAGCGGATATCCATTGAGACTGCAGATAACAAGTCCATCGACTGGTATCACTACCGCGTTATACTTACAATCAAACCCTAAGTATGTAGGAGTGTGGACAGAAAATCCTCAGTATCCTTTAGATGTAGCAGGCGATACACGAATACAGGGAAATCTATATGTTAACGGAACGATGACTAATGTTACTAGCGTAAACCTAGACATTAACTCATCTACTATAACATTAGGTTATGGACAGGTCAGCCCTTCAGATTCCTATGCTAATGGAGGAGGTATAGAACTAATCGGAGCTAGCACTCACAGTCTCTTATGGGAAAGCAATGGAACCGGGTGGAATTCTAATGATAATTTCAATCTAACTAATACAGCATCATCTTATAAGATAGCAGGAACTACTGTAGTAACACAGACAGGTTTAGGACAATCTATAACCAGTGCTACGGGACTCACATCAGTTGGAACATTAACTAACCTACAGGTTGGCAACATCTTCATGTATGGAAGTACGATGACCGCTACTGGTAATCTAGTATTAAGTCCGAGCGGATATGTTTCAATAAACAGCGGAACTATTATAAATCTAGCAGATCCTGTCAATAGCCAAGATGCGGCTACTAAGAATTATGTTCTTAATCAGGTTAATCTAAAAAATAATCTATTTGCCTGTTCAATGACTATAGATATTACAGGAGTTTCTAATACAGGTTCTTATATCATCGGATTTTTAAATCAGATGTTTCCTATAACTAATACAGGAACAGATGTTATATTCAATCTACCTGTTGGATCGAGGGCCAAGGTATTAGCAGGAACATCTACTATTCCAATCTCTACATCTACAGTAATAGCAAACTATGCCACTGATCAAGTTGATCAAAATGGAGTTTATAATGCGGCGACAGTTATAGATGGAAGACCCGGAGCATTTACAGCAAAAACTCAGCCACAGACAACGGCTCCAGTGACTACATATGCTGTTTATACATTTAGGGTAGAAGGAACTATCGGTAATAGCTATTGGTTCGGGCCAACTACCTAAGGAATAAAGAATGCCATATATCATCAGAGATTATAATAGTAATAATGTAAGACTAACGATCGGTGATGGTACTGTCGATAACAGTACCAGTCTTAATCTTATAGGTAAAAATGTCAGCAACTTTGGCGCTTTACAAAATGAAAATTTCTTGTATCTGCTAGAGAACTTTTCTAATGCATCTCCTCCTATAAATGCTATTAATGGACAACTATGGTACGATACCAATAATCTTAACTATAATAATCAAGGGGTATGGAATACTTTAGCAGTGATATCGACTGATCAAACAGCGTCACAGCCCGGAGCATTATATCTTAATACTGTATCTAATCAGTTATACATCAACACTGGAACAGGATTTTCATTAGTAGGTCCAGAGGGAGTACCTGGATATCCTACTACTAGAATGATATCTACTTTATTAGAAGGAACAGATCTAAGTCTTAATCCTGTTATCGAGATGACAGTGAACGGAGAAGTACTAGCTGTTATAAGTAATAATAATTTCTTTGTAAACTATACTAACAGCATACCTGGTATATCTTATGTCAACCGTGGAATAACTTTTAAAAACTCAACATCTAATGATGTTCCTATAAATGGAGTTATTACACGCAGTTACGTATCAACTACGGCAACTAATATAGCTGGAGGAGGTACAGGATCTTTACCATATCAATCTTCTCAGGGAAATACAAGTTTATTGCCGATAGGCTCAACGGGTACTATCTTAACATCTGGCGGTGCCGGCCCACAATGGACGAATATTAACAGTATCAGCGTAGAAAATGCTGTAAATCTATCTGGAGGGAATCAAGGAGCTCTACCATATCAATCTTCATCAGGTAATACTTCTTTTCTAAATCTCGGAAATCAAAACTACATATTAACAGCAGGAATATCCGGACCTACATGGTCTAATCCTAATACAGTATCGGTAACATCTTCGACTAATGCCGTTTATGCCATAAGTGCAGGATCTGCAGGCACTTCTACGTATGCGGCGCAGTCCTTCCAATCATATCATGCCGATAGTGTACCTTGGAGCGGAGTGACAGCTACTCCTACTACGGTAGCTGGATATGGTATAACTGACGCTATTACTCCGTCGACTATAGCAGATTTTGTTGTTAATACAGCTACTATGGTCGTAAACCGAATTGGAATTGATAATGGTACCTATGGTAGTGTACACGGACAGTGGAGTTTAGAATCCGGGTCTACATTCTATGCTACATATGCTGATTTGGCAGAAAAATATATGCCGGATAGCGAATATCTGCCATCGACAGTATTAGTGTTCGGGGGAGACGAAGAAGTAACTATATCAGATAAACCGATGGATACTAGCGTCGCTGGCATAATTTCTACCAACCCCGCCTATGGTATGAATAAAGATCTCGAGGGCGGAGTATACATAGCACTAGCAGGACGTGTTCCTTGTAAAGTCATAGGACCAATAAAGAAAGGAGATCTATTAGTTACCAGTAAAGTTAGAGGAGTAGCCACTGCTGTTTCTAATATAAGCGATACAGGTGCTTCTGTAGGATCTTTAATAGGTAAGGCGATATCAGATTATGACGATAGTCTGAATGTTGGTATCATCGAAGTTATGGTAAAGAGTAACTAAAAATGATCAATAAATATATAGGATTTGGAACTGAATAATGCCTTACATCATATACAAAGCAAACGGTAAAATATTAGCTTCGATACCAGATGGGTCGATAAACACATCTGCGACACCGTTAACATTTGTAGGAAAGAACTATGCCGGATACGGACAGATACTAGATCAAAATCTATCATACCTACTCGAAAACTTTTCTAATAATACTCCTCCAAATAATCCTGTAGTAGGACAACTATGGTATGATAATGTCAATCAACTACTTCAAGTTTATAACGGGAGTTCTTATAAATCTCTGGCCAGTTTTAGTTATGGTATCACCCAACCATTAACAGGTATAACAGGGGATCTTTGGTTAAATACGTATCAGCAACAACTATACATTTACAATGGTAGCACATATCTGCTAGTTGGCCCTCAAACTTCTCAGTTCGCAGGCACTAGTATAGTCGCATCAGAATCAACGGATATAAATCAGAATCAACACTATAGCTTAAACTTTACCATTTCAGATGCAAATGGTCCTAAAATAGTAGCAGTAGCATCCAAAGACGAATTCAATCTTACTCCTACAGATCCTCTATATAATAGTAACTATACTTTAATAAAACAAGGTATTACTTTACCTACTAGTGATCCTACAAATGGTAACAGTATATCTAATTCAAATGAAGGCGCTTATTATTTCTGGGGTACAGCGGCAACATCAAGGGCATTGGTTTATGCCACATCAGCAGGACAACCTGCTCAGGTACATTACGCAGAAGAATTTTTATTGACAGAATCTTTAGCTAATAGTATTGGAGCGGCATCTATTGGGCAAGGGCCCGGACTAACCATATTATTCCAACAAGGCGTAACTATCGGAAGTGCCAAAGAATTTTGGATCCATACTACTGGAGCCGCCGGCGGATATATTTCTCAGTTAAGTAATCAGCAAGGTTCACAGATAGATTTCCAGGTACAATACAACTATACATCCACTACGGTGCTAAGTGTCAACGGTGCCGCATTAGTTCCTGGATTTGATAATACTGGCAATGTTTCAAATCCAGGAGTCGATCTGGGAGCTAGTAACAATATATTTCAAAATCTTTACGTTAATACGGTAACAACCAACTATAGTAGCGTCGGAGTTTCAACGGCTACTACAGCAACTATAAATGGATCTCTTTATGGTAACGCAGGTATATTTTATGGGCTAACTGTAACTAATTATTTTAATGCCCTCAATGGAAATATACCTAATCTTACTTCTGGGATAACCACAGCTAGTAGTTTGAATGTAACAGGGAATACAGTTATTTCCGGTAACTCTACAATAAACGGAAATCTCGTTGTTGTTGGAACCGGTACATTCGGTTCTTTAACTGTTTATGGTCCTATTAATGTTCCTTCTAATCAAAATATAACAGGAAATGTAATAGGCAATTTAACAGGATCTATAGTTACAGCTACCAACGCATTTTTTACACAGGTAAATGCTCAAGGTATTACAGTATCGGGTGTGTTAGATCTTCCTTTTGGTTCGAGCCTTTATGCTAACTTTATAGGAGCACACGACCTTGCGAATGGTACTGGTACGAACGCATCTGGATACATACAAGGTCAATGGCATTTAACTACAGGATCAACATTACAGGCTACCTATGCAGATATAGCAGAAAGATATCATGCAGACGCACATTATGAATATGGTACAGTTTTAGTGATAGGTGGAAGCAATGAAGTCACTACAACTAATCAAAGAGCAGCGACTAATATAGCTGGAATAGTCAGTAAAAATCCTGCTTATACATTAAATGCTGAAGCAGGACCAGATCAAACGCATCCATATGTGGCATTGAAAGGCCGTGTCCCCTGCAAGGTAGTTGGAGTGGTACACAAGAGTGATAGGTTGGTAACTAGCACCAGGCCCGGTTACGCAGAAACATTCCAACAAGGAGATAGCGAAGGTGCTGTTCTAGGAATCGCACTAGAAGACAATCTCCAAGATTCTGGAATGATAGAAATCAAAGTTTAAACAGCGAACGGAAAATCTATAGCAGGTTGAGGATCGTAATCCTCTAGAGAAATGTCATCCATCGTAAACTTATCGATATCCCATATATCTGGATTTAATAATAATCTAGGAATCTCTCCTGGGGTCCTCTTGAGTTGTTCTTTAACACCTGCGACTTGATTTTGGTAGATATGAGCATCGCCAAAACTTATAATTAAATCTCCCACTGATAGTTTGCAGACTTTTGCTATCATATGTGTAAGTAAGGCATAACTAGCAATATTAAAAGGCACCCCTAGTGGAAAATCGGCACTCCGCTGATACATATGGCAACTTAATTTTTTATCTGTACTTACATAAAACTGGAACATCGCATGGCATGGAGGCAATGCCATTAGTTCTAATTCTCCGGGATTCCAGGCACTGACAATATGCCTACGACCATAAGGATCTTCTTTGATACTCTTGATAACGTCGGCTATTTGATCAACCGGATGTAGAACGACGGTTTTTATTCCTACTACTGGTTTTCTCCAACTACGCCATTGTACTCCGTAAATACGACCTAGGTCGCTTGCGTGCCTTTGTACTCTTTTGTTTTTCCAATATTCTGCTTCAACATTGTCACTCCAGATAGTTCTTTTATCTGAATACATATCTCCATGTAGGATTTGTTTTAATCTGCGTTCATCGCTACTACCGTCTAAGAACCAGAGGAGTTCGCTTACTACAGCCTTCCATGCTAACTTTTTAGTAGTTAACGCAGGAAAACCTTTTGAAAGATCAAAACGCATCTGTAATCCAAACTTACTTATAGTGCCTATGCCCGTCCTATCCGGCCTATGCTCACCTGTGGTTAAAATATCTTTTAGTGTGTCTAAATATATTTGTTCTGGATGTGTCATTATTATCTCTTTCTTTAAAACGAATAAAGGCATCAGAACCCTAATGCCTTTAATCTTATCTACTAATCCAATCATTCAGTTGTTTCAGCAACTGTCTTAGCCTTTTTACTTTTAGGAGGATCTAGTAGATCTGCCTCCTTACGTAGTTGTGCCGCTTCTTTATAAAGAGCATCGGCTTTACTACGTAGTTGTGTTGCTGTCATTGGAGTTGGATCGATCTCGATAGCTTTGGCCTTTTCTTCAGCTACGATTTCTTTCTGTGTTTTCTTAGGAGTTTGTGAACCATCAGTTACTGCTAGATCTTCTATGTTAACACCTTTTTGTTGTGCGATGATTTCATTTAGTTGATCTAACGATATCTGTGTTTGGCTATCAGGAGTCATGAATACTGTGTTAGTTGGAACCTTTTTCAAGTGTCCATTAGTATGTAGATAGCTCAACATAACGGTACCGTCAGCGAAACGACGTGTAGCTAAAATCTCAGCCAACTCGTTTGCCTGTTGTGCGGCCTCACTTTCAATCGCAGTCATGAGGAAATCATGATAACTATCTCCTAAACCTTGTATACCTACTACCAAGGCATGGAGCGGGTCACCAGGTAATGTCCTATAAGCGACTGCAACTCTTGCTGAGTTGTTCTTCATTTTGCCAACGTGTTTCATAACTTCTCCTTAGGCTGCTGGTTGTTGTTCAGCAGGTTGTTGTTGCGGCGCTACAGCCTCTAAGAATTTACTTAGTTTATTATACTGTGCTCCTATTGCCTCCATCTCGGCTGCCTTGAATGCGCCACGGCTAGCGGCTACATCAAAAATAGCTTTGAGATTTTGCAAATCAATAATAGTCAACTCTGGTTGAGCAGGTTGCTGTGGTGCTTGTTCTTGTACTTGTTCGTCTGCCATTTCATTTCCTTATTTTTCTAAATGTGGGCATCCTAAAAGGAACATGGTGGTTTCTTTTGGATCTTCTATTCCCAATTCGATAACTTCTATTAGTTTATTTTGATCATCTACTTTCTGTTTCTTTTTAATACAATATCTACTGTCTAAGTTATTATAGATCCAGTAATCTATTTCATCAAAATTAACATTCTTAATAGTTAATTGTTCAAAATGAGGAGGAACGTGCTGGAGTTTTCTAAGGCCCAGCACATTCAACGGATTAACCTTTCCTCTAACTAAAGCCATTATCTACCTACTTTATTTATAATGTGCGGTCTGGCCGAAGGGTGCGATTATGGTTTCGTTTCCGTGGACGATAAACAGACTTTCACAGTAGTTTTCATCACCCCAGCTACCACATGGATATCCGTCCGTAAACATAATAAAGCGTTTTGGCTCTATACCTTGTTCTTTCATAAACGTGTAGTTTACGTCAAAATCAGTACCGCCTCCGCCCATACACTCGTATTCTAAGATCTCATCGGCGATATCGCCGGTAAATCTTTTGTATCCATACACTTCTGTATCAAATGTCCAAAGATCAAGTTTAAAATCTACATATTCGTCCATTATACCTTTAACTTCGCTCAGGAAGTCTTTAGCCATAGCATCGCTGATACTACCCGACATATCGATAGCTACTGATACATCAATAGTCTCTTCGTTCATCATTCCTGGTAAAACTGCACCGCTGTGCATACTCTTACGATTTGGACGGCTGAAACTGAAGTTACTTTTTAGTATGCTTTGGATATTCATACGCAACATCTGTCTCCAGTCCATCTTGGGTTCTGTAAAGTCAGAAATCAATCTTGCTACACCTGCTGGCACCCTGCCGGCACCTGCTGCCTGTGCGGCCGCAACCATCGCCTCCTTGATCTCGTCTCGAATAGCTTTCTTTTCCTCAGCGGTTAAGCGCGGACGACCTTTGTTGTTTCCTTCTTTATCCCCATCGCTGTTGCTATCTCCATCATCATCTCCTTCGCCGTCTAAGTGTTCATCTAATAGTTCACCTAGATCGTTAATATCGATCTTGATAGCATTCTCTTCTAGGTGTTCATATATCTGTTCGTAACTCCATCCGCGATATTTGTTATCTTGAAAGATCTTGATGAAACTAGGCACTACGCCGATGCGTTCATCTACTAAGATTTGATTGGCGGCATAGTCTGCGGCGATATTTGATATTTGGGGATCACGTCCATTTCGACGTCCCATATGATCAAATACATTATGTAATACTTCGTGTGCGAACGCAAATTCTGTTTCTTTAGGCTTCAGTTGATCTACAAAATCGTTACTGTAATAAAAGTTCCGACCGTCTGTTGCTAGAGTCTGGCACCATTCGCTAGCATCGATTAACTTCATACGTGTTGCTAGGTTACCAAAGAAAGGATGGCGCAACAATAATCCAATACGAGCTTGAACTAGTTTTTCTACGATCTTGCTTTTCTCAGCTTCGCTAAATTCTTTGCGAGGTTTTGCTTTCTTAGACTTTTCTTGTTTCATTACTTTAGAACTAGTAGCCATACATATTCCTTTCAACAATATATTATTATATACTCAAATACACAAAAGATCAAGTAAAAAAGGCCCCTAAGGGCCAGTTTTTAGGATTCCATCGCTTGGATAATGTATTTTCCGTATTTGTCATGGAACTTATCAAAGTATTTGAGTTTACTAGCATCAAACGGCAGTTGATAGTTAGTAAGTGCTACCTTAGCACCCATAACAACTAACTCAGTTGGGAAATTATCCATCATAAACTTGAAGAAGTTGTCGGCCTTACTATCCCAGTTCTTGTCTTTCTTTTGATCAGCGGATTGGAGCTCGTAGCACATACTGATTGTCAAAGAATACATAGCTGAGATCTCTTTGATCTCAAACTTAGAAACTTTACCATCTAAGATATCTTCTGGCTTAGGCATCTGTTTAGCTACCTTGCGGTGCGCCATAAACTTAACAGCTAGACCTTCACCGATAGCTCCTGATACTAAATCAGTCAATGTGCCTTCTTCTAGATCGTCATCATGTAATAGGTTACTTACAAAACTCCAGCTACGTGGAGTAGCGAAGGCACGTGAGCTAGAACGTGGATCGAAATCATAAAGATCATTTTTAGCGAATGATACATAACCGACTACTTGCTCATGTACCTTGTTCATAACTGCCCATTCTAACCAGTCATCGAAGTTACGCTCGAGTTCGATATGGACGAAACGGTTAGCCAACGGTGCTGGCATACGATATGTAACACCTTTATCAGTCTCTCTGTTACCTGCGGCAACGATTGAAACACCTTCTGGCAATACATAGGTACCTACACGGCGATTCAGCACCAACTGATAAGCGGCAGCCTGTGTAGCAGGAGCGGCTGAATTAAGTTCGTCTAAAAATAAAATAGCTGTGCTATCTTTATCTGTTGGAAGCTCTGATGGAGGAGCCCAAGTCATAGTACCAGCATCACTATTATAGTAAGGAATACCTTTAATATCTGTAGGCTCCCAGAGTGATAAACGGACATCGATAACATCACGGCCTTGTTCAATGCCGATCTGCTTAACGATATCAGATTTTCCAATACCTGGAGGGCCCCACATGAATAGCGGTTGTTTGATTTTTACAGCTTTACGGATGCTTTTTTTAGCATCGTTTGGACCTACTGTGCGGTTACCGGACATTTCCTTAGCCATATGTTACCTTTCTAGTTAAAAAACAATAATCTGTCGCAATAGTATTATTATACAGGTATTCTAGCTATCTGTCAAAAAATGAAATGATTAACTGTTGTTTTTACGCAACGACTCTTTGGCTTTTATATATTTCCAAATATCACCTTCGTAAAGTATAAGTTCTACCGCAGGTTTTTCTTTGAATAGTATTATAGATGTTGCGTTTAGATAAAACGGACAATCTAGATATTTGTCTATATTCAATATAAATCCAGATTCGTAGGATAGAGGAAGATTAGAAGGATATTTGATCTCATAGGATTTTATCTGTAATCCTTCTTTCAACATATGTAGTCCGGCGTCAGTTAATCGATAACCTCTGTTATCATCTTTATTCCGAGGATTCATCCACCAAAGTCTATGATGTTTGCGTATGCTCTTACCATCTGTTTCTAAATCGAGCTCTTTCAAAAACTTCTTGGTCATTGCTCGTTTACTGATCATCTATAATTTCTCGCCTGTTGTTAACTTATATACGCTGAACTCTGTAGAGTTGAATATTTTATTCAATTTTTCGGCTAGATTGATAGCATGGCCGCTATTTGAGAATGATACTTTTTTGTATTTAGGTCCTATCTGCTGTGCGATAAGACTAGTAGTCTTGAGATTAACGGGTTTATCTTGATAAAACACCGCCCAGATGGCCTCAGCTTCCAATACCTGTTCAGTTTTGTAAGTTTTTTTGTTGGTTAATTCTAATAGTACAGTTGGCTTGGGCCTTGACATGATCAGCGAATCTCCAGATTTACGCTGATATTTATCCTAAATTTTAGAACCCGCCCCCGTCCATCTTAACTTGTATAGGACCTGTATCCGTATTTTGTGATGCTATTTGATCTAATTCACCTGCTAATCTCGTCATCACTATACTTAAACTATCAGAAAGCGATTGTACATCTTTTATAGGTAATGTAAGAGATTGTTTATTGCCTTTTATTGCTATCCTAGCAGAATTAAGGAAATCTTCTATAGGTAAAGTGTTTAATGGCTTCATTGTTTGCTCATGGTGTTTAGTACAGATCTCATTTCGGTTTCTGTCTTATAAGGTCCTCGATAAGCATATCTTTCTAGAGTTATGAGTTTCGGACAGAAACTCTTTACCCATCCCTTCCGGAACTGTATCACATAATAACCTGCACAATATAGGCTCTTGCTTTTACCGCTTTTGGCATAAATTGGTAGTTTCTTAACTATGTTATAAACTGGATTATGGGGTCTACTAGCAGTAGGATAGTCGTACACACTAAGATCTGGTGATTTCTTTACAGAAGTTTTTTGTATCTTACTAAGACCTTCTTCAAACAATGCTACTCCGAATCTCATTTCAATTTCTTTAAGATCTTTGATATCGATTTTAGATCCTTGTCTATAGAAGCTAAATCCTTTTTTCTCTTTGTTTATGGTTCCTAGTTTGATGCCGTCATCTTCTACTATCCAACTTTTATTTGGTATTACTACCTTGGCTATCGCGTTCATTGCTTGTACCTCGCATTTAATGGCTCTGCATAACTTTGTACCTGTTCGCTAATACGTTGTAAATCATATTCGCTACATAGTTTGAGTAACCTAACTCCTACCTGACTAACATTCTTGTCGCACTGTATAGCAGTATCTATCGTATCTTGTATTAACAGTTTAATATCTGCAGGTTGTGCTGTCAAATCGCACAATGTCACGTTACGATTGTAATCATCTAACACACGATGCTCTACACCCTCATGGTCAGTCCAGCGTTGTAACATTAGATTATTCCAGTTGTATCCTTTGGAATTTCTATCAGCGAACGCTTCACGGAGACCAACTTTATTCTTTGTGCCTTTCTCACGAACTCCCGGATAAGCACTAAAGACATTGTCGGAGGTATCCCCACGCATACACTTCTCAAATAACAGCCAGGTTGGATCCGGTGGGGCTTTGACTTGTTTAGTTTTTTTATCAACGACAGGCTTGCCTTTGGCATCGAAATATCCTTCATGTGTAGTCGTTATCTCCATAACTCCATTATATTGCTTGACATTGGGTGCTATCAACTGTGCGTAATCTCCGTCAGTTGATATAATAACATGATCATCATTTGGATGACTCTGTATAAATCCTGCTATCAGATCATCGGCTTCTAGTCGTTCATTCTGCAACACAGTACAGTTAGTCCTTTCTTTGACAAACATAGTAAATTCGTCGAACGTTTCCCAGAATAGTTTTTCTTCTTCAGCTTCTCTAGGACTATGCGCGGCACGTGCTTCTGTACGCTGTCTTTTATAAGGAGCATAGAAATCTTTACGCCATGAACGACCTTCTAAACAGAATACTACATGATGACCTTTGAAATCACGCCAGGCCTTACGGATCCCATTTAGAGTAATATGGAATGCCATTCCGACTTTTTCGCTTGTGTCACCTCGGATAGCATGTCTAGCACGGAAAAAGGTATTGGCTGTATCAACGAGTATATATGTCATATAAATGGATTGAATGATTGAGTATGTCCTATGATTCTTTCTTTCGTTTGAAATCTCATAAACATAATATCTAACTGTATCAATATATTATCACAATGATGTTTATTGAACACATCGATAGGAACAAATCCTATCTTCTTGAAATAATCAATGTAATCCTGTATATTGGGCGCATTACTATTATAACACAAAATAGGTAGTTCTGTATAGATCAAATCCACTTGATCTATAAATGATTTTGAACCTTCCAATATATCCAATTCGCTTCCTTGCGTATCCAGTTTTATAAATTCTGGAATGGGCAAGTTGTAATTTTTAACTATGTCATCTAGTGTATGGCAGGGCAATCTTATGCTATTTTGATTTTGATAATATACTGTATTTTCTTTATAGTAACTATCGCCCGTATTAGAACCGTTATAAAAATCTACATGTGTTCTTCCGGGATTGCTTAACAGCATATTAAAACTTCTAAACCCGCTTTCTTTAAGGTCTTTGGCATATGTAGGATTAGCCTCAAACAAAATAAATTGGCTATTAGGACATACTGTTTTAGTATCTAAACTCCATCTGCCTTGATGAGCCCCTACATCATATACTGTATCTATCCTAAGACCTAACTTTTGTATATTTTTAAGAAAATCTTTCATCAGCTATTTTCCGACCTTCCGTCTTCTCTTAACGCCCTTTGTACAAATCCTGATCCTCTGTTCTGCATATCTATCTCGGATTCAGATCCGATGTTTCTACAGAGATCTTGGAACCATTTATCAACTACTTCTTCTTCTGTATTTCCGATGTAACCTTGAGATCTTAACTGTAGTACAAAATATTCATTCCAATCAAGCTCAAAGAATCCATTACGTATATTTTCTGGATTGACCTGTGTGTCTAATACGGCTACCCAAGGTTGCTTTTTTTCTGTAGCTTCTTTCTTAGACATTTTTTTAGATTCGCTAGGTTTTGAATATTTCCTAGCTTCCTGCCAGTCTCTCCATTTTTTCTTAATGTTATTAATAAAACCAAACATTAGGTACCCCATTCATTTTTAAATAATGGCACTTGTAGTCTATCGGAATATCTCCATCCTTTTCGCATGGCCATTTCTGCTACTGCCCGATTATTAAGACTATATACCTGCTCAACGCCACCTATGGGCATGATATAAACAGGACCTTTAAATCCTGCCGCACGGTATTCTTCTACAGCTCGTTCGGCATCTTTAAGATCATCTTCGGTTGATACAACAAACTTTAGGTATGCGTAACCGATATCTTCATAACTGCATACTACTTCTGGTTTAATAGCATCTTTCCATGGTTCGCCTGAACAGGGAAGTTTAGCACTGATACTAAATGTCAATGCGTTACGACCCCTATCTTTATTTCCTAAAGTCCAGTTTAACAAATACTGCCTAAAATCTTTTGTCAACCGCATCGTTCCGTTAGTTTCAAATGTGATCTCTTTCAATCCTGCCATCTTAGGATGGTCGAGCAAATCTGGATAACATTTCTGCCATCCTAATAAAGGCTCGCCTCCTGTGATAACTAAGTGTTCTTCTTGCCATTCATTATGTGGCAAAATCTCTGCAATCCTCTCTGCGATGGCATCTGATGTAAGCATTGGACTAAGTTCTTTAAAACTAGGATGCCAACTTGCGTAGCTA